TAGCAAGCCCGGCCAGCGCCGTCAGGGTGGCATCTTTCGGTTGCTTACCCGCAAGCGCGTTAGTCATGGTGGTCGCAAAATTCGGGTCGTTGCCCAACGCCGCAGCCAGCTCGTTCAGCGTATTCAGTGCGTCAGGCGACGAGTCCACGAGGGCAGCGATCGCAGCCATAACATAAGCCGTGCTTGCGATTTGGGTATTATTCGTTCCCTGTCGCGCAGTTGGTGTTGTTGGCGTTCCGGTCAGTGCAGGACTATTTAAGGGCGCTTTCTTGTTCGTTTCACCCATTACCGCCTTAACCGCTTTTGGCGTTGCCGCCAGTGACTCGGAAGTGCTGTTGGTCGCACTGCTGAGCTGTACTATCCCCTTTTTCGTCGTGCTCGCATCCTCCAGCGCCACGGCGGATGCAATATCCTCTGCCCGTTTTGCTGCTGTCTCGGCGCGCGTTGCCGCGGATTCCGCCGTACTTTTGCTCTGAGCTGCCGCCGTCACACTACCAGCTGCCTCTGATGCTTTCATTGTTGCTGTCGTGGCACTACCTTTCGCTGCTGACGCTTGTCTGGTCGCCTCATCTTTTGAAGCAGACGCAGATGATGCCGATGACGCCGCTGAACTGGCTGACGATGCGGCTGCCGCCTTAGAGGAAGCAGCATTGTCTGCTGAAGTCTTTGCATTTGTTTCAGAGGTTTTTGCTGCAGAAGCAGACCTCGCTGCTGCAGTGGCTTGCTCAGTGGCTTTGCCAGCCTTCGTTGTGGCTGTTGAAGCGGATGATGCGGCGCTTTCTGCCGATTTTCCGGCGGCGGTGGCACTGGCTGAGGCCTGCCCGGCACTTGTTGACGCGGCACTGGCAGACGACGCAGCCGCTGTTTTTGAGCCTGCCGCAGCCGAGGCGCTCTGTCCCGCTGCCGTTTCAGAAGACCTGGCGTTTGTCTCAGACGTCTTTGCCGCCTTCGCGGAATTGCCTGCCGCCGTTGCCGAGGAAGCGGCACTACTGGCGCTTGATGATGCGTTCGTTTCTGATGATTTCGCTGCCTCTTTTGAGGCCGCCGCACCCCGTGCCGAGGTGGCAGCTTCTGACGCCTTCGTGGTCGCTGTGGATGCAGAAGTGGCTGCCGATTTTTGTGATGCTGCGGCATTCGTTTCTGACGTTTTCGCGGCACTGGCGCTGGTAGCTGCCGCGCTTTTTGATGACTCTGCAGCAGCAGCACTTTTTGCTGCTTCACGGGCCTTTGTCGATGCCGTTCCTGCGCTGGAAGACGCTGACTGAGCCGACGACGCGGCCTGTCCGGCTGACGTGCTGGCGGCACGTGCTGAGGCTGCAGCATCGGTTGCATGAGTTGCCGCCTCGCTGGCTGATGCACTGGCATCGCTGGCTGATTTTTTCGCGGCTGCCGTATTCTGTGCAACCGCGGAGGCGTTACGTGACACCTCTTCCACCATCTGCTCAAAGCGGCGCAGTGCCTCCGGTCGGACATCATCCTCCGTCATGGCACCGAGAAAATCATTCAGCGTACCTGGTCTGGAACCTTCATAGACGGTAATGGTCCCGGCATGTGAAGGCGGAAAACCTTCAACCAGCAGGGTGACGCTGTACTGACCATGCTCAACATCCATGCTGTAACGTCCGGCTTCATCCGGATTTTCAGAGGCCACCGTGTTCACCACCACCGTGCTGCTGGTTCGTCTGGCCTTCAGCACAATGGTGCAGTTCTGTACTGGTTTTCCTGTGCCATCTTTAAGCACGCCAGAAATTTTTACTGTCATACTTTTCCACCAATAAAAAAAGCCCGCAGCAGTGACGCCACGGGCTTCAGGACAGTGTAACTTTACGTTTCCTCAAACGCAGTTCACCCCATAAGGTGGATGAACCTGCGTATCATAACAATATTTACAGAAGATAAATCGGCGTCTGTTGTCAGAAACGGTATCCGATACCAACAATAAATGCATCCGTTCGCCAGTCGCCACTACCGGAACCTTCATAAGCAAGGTCAATGGTCACGGATTCGGTCGGGTTAAACTGCACGCCAGCCCCCCACGCCAGAGACGTGTTGCTGTGGCGACCGTCATCACTTCCGGTCAGCACATCGTGCGTTTTCCCCTTGTTGTCAGTTACGCGGAGATAATCCCCGGAGAAAGTCGACACACGGCTGTAAGCCACACCCGCCATCGCATACGCGCTGAACCATTCATTCACGCGCACAGACGGCCCCGCCATCACGCTGAACCAGCGGTTACGCACGGAATCTTCATGCCAGCGGGTATCGCTGTAATGCGTTTTTTGCTCATCTTTGGCATTGGCATAACTGAATGACGTCACCAGCCCCAGCGTGTCCGTAAACTCATAACGGTATTTCACGTTAATCCCGTTCAGATCATCACTACCGGGAACGTTCGTCGAGGCATGGAGATACCCCGCGCTCAGCGTGGACTGATGTTCTGCTGCACTCGCTGGCGTAGCAGCGGCGACCTGCCAGACTACTGCGGACAAAATAACAGCACATAATTTACGCATAATTACCTCTCGCTTTTCTGCAATAAAAAAGGCGCCATTTCTGGCGCCCGTATCTGGGTTATAAAATTCAGCTAATCGTGATGCCTGCAGTGGCTTTCTTCATCACCACAACCAGCAAATCGCTGATACTTGCTGTGGGATACCAGTTATTTACCAGCCATGCTGACACCGAAAACTCCAGTGTCATGTGACCGTGACCGGCAGGCATATCAATAACACCACTGTAAATCAGCGTATTATCCAGCGCGGTACGGTTATAAATTTCAGCACCGTTTTTCCGCACTATCAGACGGCATGAGGAGTAAATATCAGTATGCTCTTTCTCATGTTTAGCGCCGCTGAATGCCACCGCCGGAATAACAATCTGCCGGTCAAACGGCTGATCGTCATAAACCCTGACGGTAATGGTTCCTGATGGCCACCGCTCCGGTGCACGGGAGTCCCGGGGGAAAGCTTTGCCCACTGTTTTAACGAGATCGCCTTCAATCTGGTTCGCGGACAATTTTCCCAGAACCCGACAGTTCTCGTTAATCGTGACGTTGTTGAGCGTCCCGGAGTTCGCATTCACGTTACCGCTGATATCGGCATTTTTCGCCGTCAGCCGCCCGTCCGGTGTCAGGGAAAATGCCGGAGGATTACCGCCGCTGGTAATGGTGGGAGCCGTCAGATATTTCAGGAACACTTCATTCATAAATATCTGATCGCCCTGACCAACAAACATCGGCTTTGTGTTGCCATTCGCAGGATTAATCATCGCAATCCTGTCTGCCGCCAGCAGCACCTGACTCTGCATTCCTGCTGGCGTATTCTCAATACCGGCACCGATACCCGCAATATAAAGGCGTCCGTCCTGCATCTGCTGCAGTTTCACGGCCCACATGCTGTTCAGGTTATTATTTGTATCAACCTGAACTTTCTGTATCTGCTGGATTGCCGCACTCTGATTTTCCAGTTTTTTATTGACGGTCTGCGTGATTTCATTGCTGACATTCGTAATGGACGTCCTGATTTCAGCCAGGTCCGGCGCAAGCTGACCGTTATCAATCTGCGTCCACAGCTCCTGGGCCAGATGTGTTTTCCCGATTTCTCCTTTGAAAAAATCCAGGTAACCTTCCGCATCATCGCTCGCCCGACCGACAGCCTCCACGAATGCCGATTTGCCAACAGTATTCACACTGCGGATATAAAAATAATAATCATGGCCCGGTTTGATATTGATACTGGCAGCTATCCAGTACAGCGCCGAGCCAAGATAGCGGGCTGCGGTTTCAACCTGCCTGATATCCGCAATCCGCTTTTCCGAGAACCAGAACTCAAACTGTACCGTCGGGTCATAAACGGCAAGATGTGGCGTTGCGGTTATCTGAAAATAGCCCGGCGTCAGCTCAATCCGCGACGGTGCTGCCGGTGCGGTAATCCGGAAGGTGGTGGTGGCAGGTTCACCCTGCTGGCCATAGCTGTTTATCGCCCGCACCGTCAGGGTGTATTCCCCGAGCGGCAGGCCGCTGAAACGGTGCTCCGTGTCTGCGGTGATGGCGGTGGTCACCAGTCTGGCATCCGTTCCCTTACCACTGGTCAGGCGCAGACTGAAGCGCACACCCTTCACCACCCGCGGCGTGTCCCATTTCGCCTGCGCCAGATACTGGCCGTCAGCTGCGCTCACCTCCACCGTCAGGTGCTGCACTGCCGGTGGGATGACGCTGTTCAGGGAACCTGACTGCGGCTCAAAGCGGGCACCGTTATCCACGATGGCTTCTTTTTCCGGTACGTGCTGCACCGCCGTGATGGCAAAGGTGCCGTCCGTGTTTTCCCGGATGGAGACACAGCGGAACAGGCGACGGCGCAGTGACGGCAGGGAGAGTCCCCACACCCCGTATGTCTCCACACCATCAGGCAGGGTACTGACCTGTATCCGGTCCGGCGCGGGGTGTTCGGTGATGTCCACACTCACCGGCTTACCGCTGCCGTTAATCAGGTTCACCGTGGCGGCACCGGTCTCCGGCAGGGTAACCTCACGGTCCAGCGTCAGGGTGCGGGTGGCAGCATCAATGGACAGGACACGTCCGCCGGTCAGGGTCCCGGCATAGTCATTATCACAGATTTCAATAATGTCACCGGGTGTGTGCCGCAGCCCCTGAGACCCGAGCGTGAAATCCACCGTCTGCGTTTCCAGCAGTTCGGTCTTTATCACCCACAGTCCGGCACGGTGGGCCTGACCGCGGCTGGTACAGCCGAACGCGTCCATCTTCAGCAGATTGCGCCCGTAGCGCAGTATGGCTTCCGGGTCTTCCACCAGCTCCGTGGAGGTCTGCCAGCCGTTCTGCGGGTCGGTGTAATTCACCTCCACCGCCGTGTGCCGGTCCTTCAGGGCACTGAAGCTGTAGCGGAACCCCACGCCGTTATCATCCACCACCACATCGCTGTTGGTGTACGGCCACACCACATCCGACAGGCGGTCCTGAACAAACGTCAGCATCTGGCCGTTCCATACCGGCATACAGCGCATCGCCGAGCAGAAATCACTGAGAACATCCCACGCCTTACGCTGTTGTGCCAGGTACGCATTGAAGGTCATCCGCGGCTCGGTGCCCCCGAAGCCATCCGGCACCATCTGGTCGCAGTACTGCCCGATGGCATACAGCGCCCACTTGTCCACATCCGCCGCCCCCAGACGTTTTCCCATGCCGTAGCGCGGGTGAGTCAGCATGTCCCACAGACACCAAGCCGGATTGTTGCTGTATGCCGGTTTCAGACTGCCGTCCCAGATACCACTGTACGTGCGTTTTTCCGGGTCATAGTTTGACGGCACCTGGATGATGCGACCGCGGATATGGTAGTTCACCGTCATCTGCTGACCACCAAACTGCTCCGCATCCACCTGCATCCCCACAATGGCCGTGTTCGGGTAGCACTGTTTCACATCGATGATTTCGGTGTATGACGACCACAGCGTTCTGTTCTGCAGCTGGTCCGTGGTGCTGTCCGCCGTCTCCCTGACCATCCGGATGTTAAAGGGGCGGGGAGGCAGATTATCCAGAATCACCGAGGCCAGGAACTGTGAGGTGGTCTTGCCGTTAATGGTGACATCCTTTTCTGTCACCCAGTTACCGTTACGCTGTAACTGAATCAGCAGACGGACAGAGGACGGATTACGGTCACCCTTTGACGTGGTCTCCACCAGTGACTGCACCCCGAAGGTCACCCGCAGGCGGTCAATGTTCGCTGACGTAATGGTGCGTGTTACCGGTTTTGCCCTGGTCACTTCGACACCCAGTACAGTTTCAGAGCCGGAGGACTCAAAGCCTTCCGGTGGTGTCTGCTCCTGCTCCCCGGCACGCCAGACCGCGGTCACACCGTGTATCACGGGATTACCGTCCGTGTCCGTCAGCGGGGTTTTGTTCACCAGAATACTCTGCAGGCCTTTCACCGGGCCATCTATCGGCCCCTCACCAATCGCATCAATCACGCTCATCATCTGCGTGGATTTGAGATTGTCTTTCGCCTCACGCGGTGTGTGCGCCTTGCCGCCACCTTTGCCCATTACATCACCTCTTACCGTGATAATTGTTCACTCACAAAAACAACAGGCACCTCACCGGGTGCCTGCGTCATGACGGAATAAAATTTCTGAATATCTTCACATTTTCACACACTGACTGTGGCGCGTATAATTTCACTGCGTTAGTGTTTTTTTGCCCGAGTAACAAAAACAACTCCTTCACATTGATCTTCATTTGTCTGTCCCCGCAGCTCCGCGATCACTGCGGGATTTTTTTATGTTTTATCCCTGTCGCCCGATAACCACGACCTTTCCGCCCCCGCCTTCATCACGGGTGCTGATGTCCTGGGATATACGGCGGGAGCCAACCAGCATTTCCCCGTAAGGCACCGGCATCGAGTTCCCCTGGGCAATCATGTTATCCAGCGAGGAAAAGTACGTGTTCTGTCTGCCGTTATCCGTTGCGCGGTAATCCGGTGTTTTTGCCTTCGGGGCCAGCATCTGGGCCACACCGCCCAGAATCATGCTGGCTCCAAGTGAAAACAGCATCGTGGTGGCAGAAAAACCACCGGCTGCCAGGGCTGAACCCCATAACGCCATTGATGCCCCGGCAGTGAAGAAAGAGCCCACGATGGCTGCCGCCCCCAACACAATCTGCAGTCCACCCTTTCCGGCCCCGGCCAGTCGCGGCACAATGTGGATGACCGTTCCCTCACCCAGCTGTTCGTGAAGGCGGGCGTACACCACCTCCGGTGCCGTGTCTTCACCGGCAATACGTATCTGGTACCAGCCTTCGTTCATCTGAAGGCGAAAGCCCGGCATCTGCATCGACAGGGCGCGAATGGCTTCCGCTGCCGTGTTCACATACAGGCTGAGGCGGCGGCCAAATCGTTGTAAATCCCCGTGAAGGCAGATGTGTGCCAGTGGCGGTGACGCCAGACAGAATGCGTTCGTCGTTGCCATTTTTCGGAATACCTCTCCCGTTTACTCAGTTGTTCAGGAATATGGTGAAGCAGTTCACCGTTGCCGCAGTAAATGGCGGCATGATTAGCCACCGATGCGCCGAAGCAGCACAGCAGGATATCGCCCGGCTGTGCAGAGGACAGGGGCACCCGGTAAAAGCCGGTGACTGCCATATTGTCCAGGTACAGGTTCTGGCCGTTGCGCCACCAGTCATCCTCGCGATGAAAATCCGGCATATCAATTCCCGCCAGATGGTATGCATCCCGGAACAGCGTGTAACAGTCCGTCACCCCGTGCTCAAAGCGCCGTCCTGTCAGATGTGGCACACAGCAGAATTTATGAATTTCCCCCCGGCAGACCAGCCACCAGGGCAGTGCGCTTTTTATCTGCAGCCGCCGGTCAGCCTCGCTCAGCCAGGGCAGCTCACCGGGATGACTGTGGACCAGTGCCACAATCTCCCCCTGTATCTCTGCCCGCAGCCAGTCTTCCGGTGCGATACGAAAATACGCCTCCGGCTCTGCGGAAATATTCACACAAGGGATATACCGCTCCCCCTCCGGCGTGCTTATCACGAAGCCGCACGACTCCGCAGGCGCACACCGCCGGGCATGCGCCAGAATCGCTGATTCAGTCTGTGTCATAAACCGGGATTTACTGCGAAAGTTTATTAATGGAAAGGAAACCGCCAAAATTGCCGACATTCCTGCGCAGTTCACACCCGCGCATGCACTTGCTGCATCTGTCCTTACGGATATCCGTGGTGGGTTTATCGAACTCATCCGCCACAGCCCCGCCCGTGTAACCACACTCATCAGAGCGGTAGGTCCACATACAGGTGTTCGCCAGCATGATACGACCGGGAAACTGCGCTCCGTCCGTCTCGGTCGGTGTGGCCAGCACAAACGAGGCCGTCATGGCTGTCAGCTGCGACATCTGCTCCACCACCCAGCGGTCGCTCAGCTCCTGCTCCGGGTCCGCTTCCGGATTGCCCGCCACAAAATTCACCGCATCCAGAAAACGGGCATACACCCGGCGGCGGACCACCGTGGCCCCCACCAGACTCTGCAGGTCTTCCGCCATCCCGGTGACAAGGCCGAACAGATTGGACACCGTCAGCGACGGTCTGGCACTGCTGCCTTTCCCGTTCATTTCAAAGCCGCTGCCATCAATCGGGTACGCCTCATACTTACGCCCCTGCCAGGTGACCGGCTCCCCTTTTTCATTCAGCTCATTACAGAAAAAATACCGCTCACCACCCTGTACCGTCAGGTCGATTTCCCAGAGTACCACCCGCGGTGACTGCTCTGACTTAACCGACTCGTTCAGACTTTCTTCGCGAATATCCTGCATCAGTTCACCACCTGCTTAAACTCCGCGCTGAACTCAACGCGCAACATCCCGACCCGCGCAGACCACCCGGCACAGGTCACCTTTATCTGCCGGTATGCATAGGGTGGCTTCCACAAAAATGCCTTCCAGCCACCGTGCTCTGCCAGGAACGCTTCCAGATGCCGGGCCTCCTCCCGGGTCACGGAAAGCGTCACCCTGTATGTTTTCAGGTCAGCATTCAGCCCTGCCGCCATACGCTGTGAGTACCCGTCACCAAAACGCACTTCACGCACCGATGGCTGCGAGTTCACCTCCATATCCGGCTTCACTTTCCAGCGAAAGGTTTTCATCCACCGCTCCCTGATAACATACCGCCATCACGCAACTGCAGCCGGAGTTCATCCTGTGCCCCCTTGCGGGCCATCTCATACACCGCTTTCATCAGCTGCGGCCCTGCCCGCCCGTTGGGGCCGTCGTTCTGAATCACCACGTGATTGTTCTGATTAAAATTAATGCCTTCCGCCCGCCGCATCTGCGCCGGACTTCCGGCACCGCCGACATAACCACCTTCCGCATAGCCCCGCATCAGGCGGTACAGATTGCCGACACCAATCCGGCTGGTCGCCTCCTTCGTGAAGACAAACTCCCCGCGATGAACAATCCCCGCAGGTTCATATTTACCCCCCGTCCCCGTAAATCCCCCGGTCGCGAAATGGAAGTTCGCCGCCGCAGCCTGAATGGCTGTACCGCCTGACGCGGATGCGCCGCCACCAACAGCCCCGCCAATGGCGCTGCCGATACTCCCGACTATCCCCACCATCGCCTGCTTCAGAAAAATCTCTGTCAGCATGGACAGCACAGAACGGGTGAAACCACGCCAGTTCTGTTCGCTGCCGGTCAGCATCGCTGCCATATTCTGTGCAATACCGTCAAAGGTCTGCGTGGCCACACTTTTAACCTGCGAAAAACTGTCCGTCGCACTTTCCGCCCACTCTCCCCAGCCGGACTTCATCCCGGCCATCCAGCTTCCACGAAGCTGCTCCTCCGCAGACCAGGTGTTCTTCAGTGCCGATGTGGCCTTCGCCAGCGCAGCCGGATTATCACCGTACACCTCACGAAGGCGCTGCTCTTCCGACTCCCGCTGCGCCTGACGGTCGGTGAGGCCGCGGGCTTTTGCGCTGATTGCCGCCTGCTTCGCGCTTTGCTGCTGTTCAAACCGCGCCGCCTGCTGTGCCAGCTCATTCAGCCGCTTCTGGTGTTCAATCTTGTCTCCCAGCTCAGCCAGCTGGCGTTTGTACTCCAGCGTCTCTTTCTCATGAGCCAGCAGGGATTTTTCCTGCTCAGATAACTGCCGTTTCGTGGCGGCCTCTTTCAGGACCACATACTGACTTTCCGCTTCCCATAAATCCCGGCGCTGCTGGCTGATTTTCTCATTCACACCGCTGTGTTTTTCCAGCGTCCTGAGCTCGGTTTCAAGCGCCAGCAGGGCTGCATGCGCCCGGTCTTCCTGGCGCTCACCGGCAGACACCTTCACACCTGACGGCTTTTTCAGCGTCGATTCATAATCCTTTTTTGCCGACGCCATCAGCGTGTTGTAATCCGCCTGCAGGATTTTTCCGTCTTTCAGGGCCTTATTCAGCTCTTTCTGACGGGCGGTATATTTATCCAGCGGCGTCTGCAGGCGCTCATACGCCTTCTGCGCCTCTCCGGTATACTTCAGCTGTGACGACTCACGCTCAGCCCTGTCCCTTGCCGCCAGTTCACCGGCTTTTTCCATATCCGACTGCAGCGTGGCCGCTGCCAGACCCAGACGGGCATTTTCCCGGTCATCCCATGCCCCCTGAAGGTTCGCACGAAAAGAGGAGGTCTTTCCCCGGCGCTGGCTCCGGCTCTGGTACCACTGCCATTTTTTATCCGCCTCATCAAATGCCTTCTGCGCACTGGCGAGCATATCCGCTGAGGATTCCGGACGACCGATATCCAGAATGGCATCCCACATCGATTTGAATGCCTTCCCTGTTTTATCCGCCCAGGTCTCCAGTGTTCCCATGTTTTCTTTCAGGCGACGGGTCTGCTCATCAAAGCCTTTCGTGGCGATATCGTTCGCCGCCTGCAATGCCCCGGCCTCGTCTCCGGAACGCTGCAGCTGTGCAACATACGCAATCTGCTCTGCCGTCACGTTACGGAACTGGCGCGCCATCGCCATCAGTCCCGACGTCGGGTCAGTGGTCAGCTTCCCGAAGGCTTCAGCGACTTTATCCACCTCCACACCGGATGCAGACGCAAAACGCGCGACACTCTGGTTGATGGCATCAAACTGTTCACCACCACGCACACCGGCATTCACCAGGGCTGCCAGTGACTCTCTCGCCTGGTTAAACGTCAGCCCTGCTGCCTGCCCGGCTCTTGAGAGCGTCAGCATACGATCGGCAGTCAGTCCGGCCTGATTGCCGGAAAGGACCAGCGTTTTATTAAATTCTGAAAGCGTGGCGTCGCCCTGGTACCAGGCGTACGCCAGCGCACCTGTCGCCACCGCCAGCGAGGTGACCCCGACCATCGGCAGGGTGATCGCACCGGCAAGCCCCCTGAACATGGGGATCATCCCGCCGAAGGAGTCCTTCACCTGACCGCCCTGTTGCAGCAGGATCAACCAGGGATTCTGACCACCGGCAAGCTGCGTGGCGATATCCGTAAACTGTGCGGGCAGGGTTCGCATGGCCGCTTTATACTGCCCGACGGAAATCCCGGCTTTTTGTGCAGCCAGCGCCTGGCGGCTCAGGCCCTGTTCAACAGCACTGGCGGTTTTTCTGGCGTCGGTATCCAGACCTGAAAAATGACGCCTTACCCGGCTCATCTGCTCATCGAAACGGACAGCATCCAGACTCAGGTCAATAACAAGATCACCAACCGGCTGGGACATATCTCACACCTCCCGGAATCCCCGCTGAAGCCATCATTAATGCGGCATCATCCACCATGACATCCGCCACATCCGCAGACGATAAAATATCGCGCCCTCCGTCCCCACCGAACCGGACGCCTCCGGCAAGTCCTGCCGCTTTCTGCATCAGCATTTTGTCCTCATCCGGCCTCTCCACCTGCTCTTCCTCATGCCGGGGGACAAGCAGACTGAAATCAGAGGGATGCATATCCGGATCGCAAAAAAACAGGCTGAGTACAGCGTACGTCAGCCCGGAAAAATGCATATCCAGCTGGGTATCCTGAAAATAATGCGTGCGGTAAAAACGGTGCCAGTCGGCATATTCGGTGGATGTCATCCCGGCAAGCATGGCGCGCCAGTCGGGTCTCCCCATCTCACGCGCCAGTCTGAGGGCAAAGTTCAGCTCGCCGTCGAAGACTTTCCCGCAGAAAAATCATCATCAGTCAGCGTGTTATTTTTCGCCACTTCAGTAATATCAGTATCCGGACGAACAGCTTCGATCATCCCGGACAGGCACAACACCACGTCTTCCGCCCGGGCAATGGCATCGGCAGGCCAGGTGGTGAGCACTTCCTGCTCTATCTTCATCACGGCCTCATTCATTGACGGTGACTGCGTTTTCTGTGGATGGTTATGCCACAGGGACATCGCCACCAGAAACGCGCCGGTTCTGACGAGATCTTCCACGCTTACCTGCAGGTTGCCGCAGGATTCTGCCTGTTCTGCACGCCGTTTCAGGAGGGCAAGATGCTCGATACGCTGCAGCGCAGACAATTCGGAAAGCGTGACAGACACACCGTTATATTCAAATTGTTCTGTTTTCAGAAACATGTATTACCTCCGTTTACCCTGCAGCGCCCGCTTCAGTAACGGTGACTTCAGCCACTGCGGCGAACTGACCATTTCCGCTCACCACAGGGATCTGCACCTTACCTGTCGCCACGCCGTTTACCGTAATTGTCATATCTTTCACACTAATGGTGGCTTTCGACGGATCGGCGGAAACCGCTCTGAACGTCTTGTCGGTTGCACTTTCCGGCTCAAAAGAAACCGTCAGGGTGGTTGTTTTCCCTTTTGCCACCGTACCGGATGTCGGCGTCACCTTAATCGCACTGACCGGCGTAATTTTGCTGCGTTCTTCCGCTACAGAAGGTTTACCCACGTTAGTGACTTTCACCGTGCGGGTGATCACTTCTTTCGCCGTCACGGCCTTACCGATACTGCTGACCCAGCCACGAAACACATCCACCGTGCCATTCGGAAAACGGATTTTATAGGCCCGGACATCGCCGCTTTCAAACCAGCCTATAAGCCCTTTCTGGCCTTCCTCTCCCGGTTTCCAGGCCAGCGTAAAACTGGTATCACCTGCAGATTTCTGCCCCTGCCCGGTCGCGGTCCAGTCCGCGTCTTCATCATCCAGGTAGTTATCATCGTAGGATTCTGCCGTCATCTCGCCCGGCGTCAGATCCTTCACCTTAGCCAGTCGCTGCCAGTCATCGTCTGACAACGGGTTTGCATAAGCATCACCCTTGCCGTTGTAAACCCACAGAGTGGTACCGGCACCTTTTACCGGCTCAAGGGGATTTGGTGTTGCCATATCGTCCTCACATCTCGTATGTAATGGAATAAGTCAGATCTGCAGAACTCCATAACGCCATATCGTCATCACGACGATACTCATAGCCCTGCGTAACCATCGTGGTAATCAGTCCTGCCAGTGCCGGGATCGCGGTCATCGCCGGGTAAATCCGGCTTTCCATCCACTGATCAAGCTCTGAATCCGGTACCTGTGCCGGTAAAAACACCTCAATATGCAGCGTGGCCCGCCAGGTATCTGCATCCAGCTCTTCACCGGTATACTCTGCATCCGTCAGATAAACCGCGATCGCAGGAAAATCCTCTTCGTCAAAAACAACGGGGCGACCATCAAACAGCGTCGCCCCGTGTTCATGCTGCTCGAGTGCATCCAGCACTGCGGCACGAATGTCAGTGTGTTTCATCGTTTTATTGCAATCCTCAGTTGTTGTTTCAGCGCGTATGCCAGTTCTTTAGGCAGGCGTTCACGCCGGATACGGTCAACATTCTCATCAAATGCCTGTTTCAGTGGGGCCGCCATCGGGATTTTCACCACATCAATGGGGTAACGGTTTTTCCCGGCCACACGCTGCATGACATGCCAGCGACCATTTTTTAATCGCTGAATAAATGCCCGCTGATACCGATGCTGACCGGCTTTAAGTATGCTGTTCGGGCGACGCCCCAGCATCCTGATCCCCAGCTTAATCACAGGGAGATCACCGCGGTTAACGATAATTCTGGCATTCGGATTTCTGACCGTCGCCCGTTTCAGTCTGGACCGTTCCTTAACCAGTTTCCGGCGAATCTTTGTCTCCCGGGCAACCTGTGATGAAGACTGATTAATCGCCGTTGTGGCCACGCGGTTAATGGCCATTGCTGAAGCCGCCGGAATGGCGTTTTTACGAACCCGGCTCAGATTGTCAATCGCCTGATCAAGCCCTTTTATCGCCATAATTTCACCCTGCGTTTATCGTCGCCGGTTAACTGCGGGTGGTTGACCACGGTTGAGCCAGAGATAACAGCTGCCCCCGTCATCCGGAGAAACACGATCCACCCAGAATATCTCACCATTAATGGTCAGCGTGTCACCACGCCGCACGGCACGAACCGTATCCGTCCGCACAAATAATGACGGGCTGCTTCCTTCAATACGGACCCCGCCACCGGCAAACCCCAGCGACTCCGGATCATCAAAAACCCCCTGAACTTCGCTGCCACACTGTGCCCCCGAGGTGAACTGCGCACAGAGCCCCATCACTTCAACGATCGTACTGTCTACCCCGGCGAGGGCAGCATCAAAGGCATTCTGAAAATCACGCATATTCAGCCGTTCCGTGCTGTATCATGGCCGTTGCCAGTGATGATGGCACCAGAACACGCATACCCCGTAACGCCAGCTCAACGGGACGACCTGTCTCCGGGCAATACCCCATTACTTGCAGGCACTTCCGTACCCGGACGGCTTTAACATCATCCGGAGCATCCGTGTTGTTCAACTGCTCACCATCGTCTGTGTGATTTTGATCAGCCCCGCTCTCATCAGAGTGCATAATGCCCTCCGGGGAAACAGCAAGCTCCTCTTCCCACTCAGACACACGTTGAGCAATATCCGCAGCACTCCCCGACATATCCGCCTCGCGCCCCAGCAGGTCAGCCAGTTGACGAAGACGATTCAGATTTTCTTCTTTTGTTGCCATCTCAGCCTCCTGTGAAAAAAGACACGGGGGCATTTCGCCCCCGCTCACGGATTATTTCACCTGTACCACCACAAACTCATCCGGATCCGGCAGCACCATCAGCGGAGCGGACTGCGTCATGGTGAATTCACAGGACGGATCGCCCACGGTCAGCCAGTGTTTCGGGTAACGGGAAGAAGCCACCACTCCTTCAGACAACGCCTGTGCATCCTTAATGGCACCATAGCAACGAATCCCCTCTGCCGCCGTATTCCCCAACACCAGCATGCCCTCCGGCAGATAACGTTTTTCGGTACCGTCCTCTGCCACATAAGACGTTTTCGCCACCACAATGGCCAGATCGCCGTAATACCCCTTGAAGGACACCACTGCGCCCAGATCTTTCACTGCCGTTTCGAGTTGTGAATTTGAGCCGCGACGGGTATCCAGTTTTTCGCGGAACAGCTTAAAGCCATTCAGCAGACGCCAGACCGTACCGTCCATAATGGCGATATTCACAAGGCCGCTGGCCTGATCGCAGTAGAGGTCAATATCATGCGTCGGATCAAACGTATCACGGTCCTGCTCAGACCATTTTTTACCGTCAGCCTGCTCAATGTTATTTCCTTCAGAGCGCCCGAAATCCACCTCGACAGTATCAAACTGATCCCCTTCCATGGTGTATTTGCCATACAGCACGGCATTCACCGCCTGCATTTCTTCCACCTGGACAATGGCGTGCTCTTCCTGTTTGAGGTTATCGGTAATGATACGCAGACGACGGTAGGCCGGGTCGTTCAGCTGAGCCGGATCTTCACCAGGAAGGCGCTCAACCGCCTGCTGGTAATTAAATTCGTGTTTCGGCTTGACGTAGCCCGGACGTAACACGCGGGTTTCACCACCGCGATGGCGAAGCACTTTTCCTTCAACGATCGGGGAGACATAGGCCGCCACCGGCGTTTTTCCGGTAATTTTGTCCAGCATCACCTCTTCGGTGTGGAAATTCACCGTACGGCGGAAAAACAGCTCCAGAAACAGCGCACGGAATTTCACTTTTTGTTCGGTATAACCGAGTAACTGGCGGGTCGTAAACAATCCCATAAATCAGTTCCTTTCATTCAGAAATCAGTCAGGTCACCATGGTGGCCTGATAACGTGTTACGGCAGAGCCGCGTGACTCAGGGCTGTGCCGGCAAAGGCATTTGCCTTTTTGTGTTCATCCACACTGTCAGGCCAGCGGATTGCCTCCGTCGCAAAGGTCCCCGACTTGTAATAGGTCAGCACCGTCTCTGTGCCTTCAAGCGGCAGTACCAGTATGCCAACCGCACTACCGGCTTTCTGTCCATCCCAGACCACCAGTTTCCCGGTGGCTTCATCCAGCATCAGGGGCGTCAGAGCCGGTGTTGCAGAAGAAATCCCGCTGCTGCCTGTGGCGGTATGAGCCGGATCATTACCGGCAAAAATACGTACTTCCGCACGCTGTTCAGTGATGGTTTTCGTCACCATTTTGTTAAAACCTCATATTGATGGTCAGCACTGACTTCATGGCATGGCCATGAGCATTTTCACGTCCGCATCACCGTCTGCTGACGTCTGTGACACGCCACCCCGCACCGCTGCCGGTGAATGATTCGCCATGAAATGTTCAAACAGGGCTGTTGTGGATGCAGAGACCGGTTCGGCCTTACCTGATCCCGCAGCCAGCACAGCCCGGGCGTTCTCCACGGTCATTCCCGGGCAGGCCGCCAGTTTTTCAGCCTGCGCTTCTGCCCCTTTTGCCTCATCCAGGGCCATGATCTGATCACGAAGCGAGGGCCCGGCATCCGCCAGTGGTGCAGCCGCCAGGATCGGGCGGGCTTTTTCCACCGTCATCTCCGGCATCGCCGCCAGCGTTGCCGCCAGTTGTTCACGACCGTTCGCTTCTTCACACGCCATAATGCGATCGGCTTCACTCTGCGCGGATGCCACCGGCTGCTGCGGTGCCGCCGCGGCCAGAATCGCCCGGGCCTGTTCAACGCTCATGCCCTGTTGCCCTGCCAGCATCGTGGCAAGCTGTTCACGTCCTTTCGCTTCCTGGCATGTCAGGATCCCCATCACTCGCTGGTTCTCCTGCACGGCGGCTTCCGTTGCAGTTAATTGCGGCATAGTGCCTCCTCTGACATTACTGTTCAGCGCCGTGGCCATCACACTGATGGCATCCGACGCATTGATTAATTCATCCGCCAGCCCGGCCTCAATGCCGGACTGACCTTCAAAAACAGCGGCCTCTGTTCCCGTGACTGCATCAACAGACAGACCGGTAAACATCGCCACTTTTTCGGCAAACATCCGGCGCGCCGCATCAATCCGCTGCTGCATGTCCTGGCGAACCTCTGCCGGCAACGCTTCAAACTGATTGCCATCCACCTTGTGCGCCCCTGAGTAAATCAGCGTGATATCCACACCGGCCTGCGCCAGATGACCGGCATAGCTGACATGGCTCATCATCACGCCAATGGAACCGATACGGGATGTCTGGGTAACCAGCCGTCGGGAGCAGGCCGACGCCAGCAGCATGGCCGCAGAACAGGCCGTGTCATTACACAGTGCCCAGACCGGCTTCTGCTGCCGGAGGCGGTAAATCATGTCAGCGCAGTCAAACGCGCCGGCGGCCTGCCCGCCCGGACTGTCAATGTCCAGCAGTATGCCCCGCACCTGGCTATCTGCCATTGCCTGCTGAAGACAGGCGACAATGCCGTCATAGCCAGTCATTCCGGAAAATGGCCGCATCCCCCCCAGCCGGTGCACCAGCGTGCCGCTCACCGGCAGTACCGCAATACCGTTCACCACCCGGTAAACACGGGCCGGTCGTTTACCTCCGGCCATGTACTCGTCCGTTTCAGCCAGCATTCCGGGAGCATCAAGCTGTACCTGCTGTTGTGGTACCGAAAGACTTGCTGCCCCCATCTCGCGCCCGAGCGCGCAAAAGAAAACCCGCGCATAGGCGGGCTCCAGAAGCAGCGGTTCATTGAATGCTGCGGCAATAATGTGTGAAAGATTACGTCTCACGTGGTGTTGTCTCCTCTTCCGGCCTGCGACTCTCCGCTATCTGCTGCTGATACGCCTGCGCTATCCACACCGGACGTGAGAGTCCGACTTTTTCCCGCTCTGCAGATTCCCTGACCTGCTGGCGGAAAATGTCCTGATAATCCTCGCCCATCAGCGCCAGCTCTTTCTCATACGTGCTCAGTCCGGCCTCAATGCGCATCACTGATTCCTGAACCTCCTTGAGCCCGTCAATGGCCATTCTTCCGGCTCCAATCCACTCAGCCCGTGACCAGGCTGATCGCGCCTGATAAAAATCAAAACGTGCCCGTGGCGGACGAATAATCCCCCGAAGAAGTGCCTCTTCCAGCCAGCAGGAAAACATCTGCGTGGCCAGCCGGGACGCAATAAATTTTCGCCGCCCCATAAAATAGCGCCACGACTCATTGGCGGATGCGCGGGCACTTGAATAACTGACCTTCGAGTAATCACGGGACAACTGTTCGTAGGAAACGCCAAGACCGGCGGCGATATACCGCAGCAGCGCCTGTTCAAGCGCCGAAAATCCATTGTCTGAATCCTGCGCGGTCTGAAGTTTCAGATCATCACCGGGGAAAAGGTGCGGAATTTTGACACCGCCCAGCGTCACGCTATTCGTGTCATACCAGGTGGAGAACTTATCCAGAATATTAATAAGCGGATTATCCTTCTGCCCCTGCGGCGCACCGGCGATATATTCAAAGGCCTTTTCGGTATCAAGTTCACTTTCAATCGTCGCTGCATACATCGCCTTCACTATGGCCGACTGAAGCTGTGTTGCCTGCAGGGAATCGAGCATCTTCAGCCGTTCCATGACGCTGTAAAACTGATTAGCCCCACGGGTCTGCCCGTCCTCCACCGGCTCGAAAATATGCAGCATGGCCGGACGCCCGGTGGGAAGTTCACGCGGGATCCGTTCCCATCGTCCACTACCAGAGAACGGAAAATCGTCCTCACAAATATGGTACGCGACGGCACGGCCATATCGATCGACCTCCACACCGGCCCGCAGAAAACGGTTCCCCATACCGTGTCCAGGCGTGTCCACCCGTTTCGGACTCACGGCTTTAAAACGCGTACGGAATAACTGCGTGGTTTCCGTATCCCAGACCGGCTGCACAAAGATTTCGCCGTTAAACGCATGAACGCCCACACCTTCACGGATAAATTCCGTGAACGTGCGTTTTCCTTCCACGTCGATCTCGCCAAACATCCCTTCGGCGTATTCCGACCAGGCCGCCTCCACCTCATCGACAAAGCTTTTTGCTGCGGTCTCCCGCATCCCCAGCCAGCGCCAGTTCGGACGGTAGCTGATCAGAAACATATGCCCGACAATGTGATCCTTATGCAGAGCCACCGCATTAGCCGCTATTCCGTTATTGCGCACCAGATCATCTGCCCGGGCATTCCCCAGACGCAACGCGGGTAGCAGGGCCGCATCGGCACTCTGCGCCGGTGGCAACCACTCAGCCATTTGCCCGCCAAATCCTGCACCGCCCCCGTTGTAGCTGAGACTCTCACGAAGCGGAACGCCGTTCACATCAATCAGGACAGGCGTTCGTTTCATAACCTCACTCCCAGCGGACGACGGCGACGCCGGGTTGTCCCCAGTACCGACTCCGCATCATTGATCGCCCGGTTAAGCTCATCCAGAGAAGCCGCCGTATATTCAATTCTGCGACCATCTTTCTGGACAGACACCACCCGTTTACCGGTTAATAAATCAAGGCGCGCCTGACGCAGCGCCTGCAGTTCAGCGACTGTAACCATTCACTCCTCCGGACAGCTTCGCTGCCAGTTCTTTAAGGGTTGGCCGGGTCGTCTCTTCTTCCCGGGATTTTGCCAGTACAGCCAGATCAAGCTGCCAGCGTTGCACGGACACACGTAATGCCGCGTAGGCATACACCAGGCAGTCCAGCGCTTCGTTACGCCGCTTTTTGTTATCCCACAGCAGACGCATCTTTCCTTTTTCCCACTTCTCCACAAGCTCTTCCGCGACCAGTTGCTGCGCCTCTGTCTGCGAAAAAATCTCCGGATCATCAGGAAAACGGATGGCATACGACGTGGCTTCATCCACAGGCGTGGGATCGGCTTTCATACGGGCATAGAGAATTTCTTTTGCGGTGTCCGTCCCCACTTCACACAGATACACGCCCCGCTGATTGCGGGTTTTTGGCATGGTGATCACCGGCTTGCCATAGACAGATGCGCCTTTTACCGGCAGCACCCGGAAAACACCGTGTTTTTTTGACCTCTGATAAACGATTTCGCCATCGATCCCCCCGATGTCCCAGCAGACACGGGAAATAGTCATTTCGGTTCCGTCTGCATGGCGGTATTTTTTGTTGATCGCCGCATCCACACGTAACAGCGTCTCTTCCTCATCGGGACGCCCCATAATGATGATTTTATCCACCAGAAAGGCTTCCTCTCCCGGAGCCCATCCCCAGACATACATCTCAAAACGGTTTCGCTGCGAGTCAATGCCCGCCGTCAGATAAACCACCCGGGCAGGCACCGCCGCCGTGTAACGCACAACCTTATCCATCAGTACCTGGTGATCGATTTTTTCGCCCACAGCCTCTTCCCAGGTCTCGCCCAGCGTGGTGTTCACAAAGGTTTTCAGGCCGTTGGGATCTTTCAGTGCATCCAGCCAGTCATAGACAATCTGTACCCAGGTGGTGAACGGACTGTACGCCGTCCAGATATGGAAAGTGATGGAGCGCGGCGGCGGAATTTCATTACCCGCAGCGCTGAAAAACGTCAGGCCGTCACGGGTCCACATGCCCGTGTTTTCACAGATCCACCGCCCGTTACTCTGGTCCAGTTCAGACTGATGGATCACGCAGCCATGATGCTCACAGAGGTAGAAAACGCTTTCGGGGCTGTCCTTCTCCCATTTAAGCCCAAAAGGCGTGGACTCATCGCCAAATTTCAGATACTGCTCCTCCCCACAGTGCGGACAGGGCACATAAAAACGCATGAAGTGTGCCGACTCGTTAGCGGCTTTTTCGATCTGGCAGGAGCCTTTGATTTTAGGAGTCGAGCCGCGAATGGATTTGGGCCATACAGAGCCCTCAATACGTTTATCCCCCAGCAGGGTTGGCGAACCCTCTTTTTCAACATCCGGTTCGAACGAGGAAAGCTCGTCATAACAGACCACATCCACGGATTTTTCACGGTAGTTTTTTGCTGCCGCTCCCCCCAGACACCAGAAACCCACACCGGAGGAAAAACGCTTCAGGGTGAGCGTATTATCGCGGTGTTTTCTTCCGAACCATGGAGCCAGCTCCAGCAACGCAGGAACCTCCCTTATCGTTGGCTCAACATGAGATTTCATAAAATCTTCAGCAGCTGAGTCCGTGGGCTGAAAAAGAAGGCTGTTGCGTGATTTATGCTCAATAAAATAAGCCTCCACTCCCAGCAACATCTTTGTATAACCAACACGGGCAGATTTAATCAGGTTAACAGTGCGAATCAAATCGTTGCCCATACAGTTCATGATGCCAACCTGAAACGGCAGTGTTTCCCACCGCCCCGGGGTATAAGACGACTCTTTAGGAAGGTAATAATGTTTATTGGCCCACTGAACTGTCGTCAGTGGAACAGGAATAATGAGAGATAAAAGCCCTGTTGCTATCGCACCGGCTGCATTAGCTGCCTTCTGCGCGTCTGAAATCATCGATCCACCCGCCCACGTTTTCACCGGCCTTAGCTGAAACATTGGAGGCTTTCGCGATTTCAGTTTTCACCACATCAAGGTGTGATGGTGAAATGTCCGGATATTTACGCTGTAATGTCAACGGCACACGCACAAGTATCCCCGAAATCTCCTGTGCCACACGTTGCAGAATGAAGGTAAACAGTTCAGTTTCCAGCACTACTCCGTCTTCACGGGCATTTTTCAGTTCCTGCGCATCTGCCTGCGCTTTTGTGAGCCGGTAGCGTTCATAGTCAATGGTGCCGGGTTGTAAATCTGACTCCGCTGCCGCACGCAAATCGTCCAGTTCTTTGCGGAGCTTTTCGTTTTCGATATCAGTTTCCCTCTGCGCATACCACTGAATTGCCATGGCAGTATCAAATACAGATTCAATGCCCTTACTACCTTTGGAGGCGCAAGGGAGTCCCTGAGACTGCCAGCGTTCAATCGTCCGCGGGTCCACGTTGAAAATTTCGGCAAGCCTCTTTTTATTAACCTTCATGAAAACAACCCATTATCAAATACAAGGCCCGACATGAAAACGCCAGAAAAAGGCATTTTCGGACACTTTCATGTCGGACCTTTACGGATGCAATATAAAAAAAAACAAAAAGTTATATTCGAGAAGTACCGACACGATTTTCCCTGAAAAATTTTCATAAATAGTGAAAAACCGCGAGGTCGCCGCCCCGTAACGGCCCGGATCGCCGGAAAGGACCCGCAAAAATGATAATGGTTATCATTTTCAATGTAGTCCAGTTTCTTCCACCATCGCACCGGACAGGCGACTATGAGGGGACAACGCCGCGCTCCGTTAACGCGGTAAACCCCGGTGTGTATCGTTTTTGATTATCCCCGCACACTCGCGCAGAGGAGTCTCCCGGTCGGGCTGCGGTCTCTGTTAATGCGGGGATACGGCGACAATACCGCGCATCAGCAAAACTTATTTCAGGCACTGAGTGCGGATATATTCCTGCGCCACTTCCAGCTGCTTCTGCATCAGCATCAACCGCTCTCTGAGAGTGAAATAATCCCGTTCAGCGGTGTCTGCCAGTCGGGGGCCGGTTGCATTATCCACGCCGGAGGTGGTGGGGGCTTCACGCACGGTACCGGGGCAGGTGGCGTTGATCCGCAGGCGCTTACGACCAGCGGCAACGTCAGCGCGCAGAGTTTCATTTTCAGCTCTCGCATCGGCTAATTCCCTCGAGTATCTGGCATCAAGTGCAGCAACATCACGCTGGCGCTGCTGCATATCAGTAATGGTTGCATTTGCCTGCTCCAGCTCACTGACTTTTTTATCGCGCTGCTCTTTGTAGGTTATGGCGTTATCACGGTAATGATTCAGCCCCAGACTAAGCGCACCACAGGCCACCAGCAGGGCAATGATGACCACGCACAGTACGCGGTTCATTTCACCACCAGCGTATCTGACCGATGAAATAACCGGAGGCCATAATCACAAACACCAGCCAGATAAGAATGAACTTCCAGGTGGATAATTTTTCAGCCATCACTCGAATCTCCCGAATCAGTTTGCTAAAATCAAACACACTTTCTCCTTTGACTTTTCCAGAGTCAGGAAACACAAAACCCCGCTTGCAGCCAACAAACGGGGTTTTTACTTTTATTCACTTAGTTTTTGTCAGTTCGCAGGATTTCGTGTTATCCGTCCGTGTAAGCAAACCGCATTTTTCAGCAAAATATTCTGCTTATCTGTCGATACCCCAGCACGCCAGCGCGCTCTCCTGGTCACGACGGGATACCTGACCGTAGCAGTTGTTTGAACGAATACGGCAGTCTCTGCCACCGTCCTTAATCCACCAGCGAATCGCCTCACACGCTCCCCTGCGATCACCTGCATTAATTCGTTTATAAAACGTCGACGGGAAACACTTACCGGGACCAATGTTGTACGGACAGAATGACGCGATCCCCGCTTTCTGGGGTTCGCTCAATGGCACTTTGATGTTTTTCTCCACCCATGCCAGCGCCTTATCACGCTCAATGGCGTTAACCCGGTCGCATTTTTCCTTCGACAACTTCATGCCCGGAACGACAGGTTTGCCATCCACCAGGATGGCACCGCGGCAGATGGTCCAGATACCCGCGCCATCACGGTATGCCGTGGTGTGGTTACCTTCCTTTTCATCCAGAAACTGGTCGAGAATGTCAGGCGCAGGCGCACCAGCGGCAATCAGCGCCAGAACGGCAGCCGACAGGCCGTATCTGATTTTTGCGTTCATGGATATTTATCAGGATTTATCGGTTTCTGAGCCCTGGATATGTTTATCAGTTCCAGCCTGTTGCCTCAGGCTGCTAACAGGTCAATACAATCATGAGGATTATTTATGGACAATAACACCATTTCTCTACAGGAGTTGCTCGACAGCATTTCCAGGCTTCGGGAAGACGTGAATACCCTTACCGTCGCCTTCTCATATCTGGCATTCTCAATTCCAAGGGAACAGATGCAATCAACGCTGGCATCAATCCAGTTTGAATCATGCAATCCCAAATGGTCTCAGGAACAACAAGACTCTTTCAGGCGGCTTGCTGTATTACTGGATGAAAAATATGCTGGTAAAATTACCATTTCGGCGGACTCTTCAGAGAACCCGTAATTATTCCCGGTAGTTTTCCTCTGTAGGTTATCAACACATCCTGCGCCTCTAAAATTACGGGGCGCTTTTCCGGCGACTGCTCATCCCCTTCACATAACCCGGCAGCAACATCCAGGAAGACCTGTCTGATGCTCCTTCTGGCTGCTGCCTCATAAAACTCCAGCGCGGCACCTTCAACACGGTCCAGCGAGATGTCCAGGTCAAAAATTTCACCGTCAAAGCGTTTTTTGTCCCGTAACGCTAAAGTTACCGTAACTTTATTCTCAAAATTGCGGATCCCTTTCACAATCAGTTCATAGTTTTGAGTCATTGAATTACTCTCCCCGTGCAGCCTTACGACGGTCCTCTCTGATTTTGAAATACAGGTTAGTCAGATATGTCAGCAGCCCAAACAGCAGACTCCCCAGCACGCCTATTGCCGCCCACTGAGACGGGGAAACCCTGTCCAGCAACTGCAGGAACCAGTAGCCCGTTCCCACCGCTGACGTGGTGTATGACACACCTGTTGTGATTTTTTCCATCTGGTACATACCCCGTCTCCCGTTATCCGGAAGCTGACAACAATAAAAAAAGCCACCAGTTAAGTACTGATGGCTCTGATAACTCATGCAGGCATCTCAGACGACCCACTGACACTACCGGTGAGTTTAACGATACCTTCCATTTGACTGGCTCACTTTTTATGATGATGCTGGTGCATTTATCTCCAGCACCAGACTTTCTATCTCAACGCCATACGCTGCATTTTTGGTAATATCCGTCAGCGTCAGCGCATTCAGCCCCAGTGTCAGACTGTCTTTTATGACCTGGAATGCCGGGCCAGCCACTCCATTCAGTTTCGGAGTAACCGTGGCACTGCCGGCGGTGAACACCAGCTCCAGCGTCTGCCAGTCGTTACTGTAATTCCCGAACTCGCCCAACTTTGTGTTTCCTGCTTTCCTGTGATGCATCAGATTCAGTTTGCCGTCTGTGGTCTGGGTGAAGAACGACATCAGGAACGGGTTACCAGTCCCGGTCATCGCCACGACGTCAGGTAACGCTACATCGGTATACAGATAAATTCCCAGACCGAACTGGTTGTTGGTCAGTGCGCCTGACAGTCGAAACTTACAGCTCAGTCTGCCACCCCGTGTCAGCAGGGAGACTGCGTCATCCACCGGATGCATCAGGGACCAAGTTTTATTGCTCTGCTTGGTGATCTTAAATACACCACCCGACAACTGAATTCCGCCGTCCTTAATGGTCCAGCCCTGCGCAGCAGCCTCTCCGGCTGTCGGCAACAGGGAGATTGTGCGTACGGATGCATCTTCAGACGGCCCCGATGGCGTGTCGACGCCGGGCGAGGGTTTGATTTCCGGTGCCTTACCACTGATGAAGGCTGAGGTGCGCCCGGCTGCGTTCAGAATAGCGGTTGCCATACGATCCGGAATAATGCTCCTGCGCGCCCATGAACTGAAATGTGTCGGGCGGTTTGACGATACCCAATTACCATTACTACGGGATTGCGCGCCGTAATAACCTGCATCAGCAATATCCGGGTCTTCTGCCGGTAAGTTGGTGGGCGTGTTGTTGCCGTTACCGTCGGTCATGAACGGCACAAAGAAAACGTTGTCGCTCTCCCTGTTTTTGTATGCGCCGTAGACGGAGTCATACTGTGTGCCGTATGTGTTTTTCCAGTAATACGTCGTGTCGCCACAAATCCACGGTACAACTGCAGCACTGCCGCCATGGCACTGCGCGTTAAATCCGGAAAGGTCAGTACGGAACTGCTTCAGCATGGCCGTGAACAGGTCCGGTTGCTGTGCGTAGGTGGCAGCGCTCATGTCAAATTCGCCCTGCATCCAGCACACCGCCAGCAACACATTTTTCGGGTTCTTCTGTAATGCCGCTTTGGTGCGTGCGATCAGGTCCTGATATAACGGTTTACCCACACCCCAGCGTGCCGAATCCTGGCTGGCCCCCGTGTCCGCACTGAATGTCCCCTCCGCGCCCTGGGTGAATGCCGAACCACCACGACAGCATGGTACCAGCAGGATCCCCGCGTTATTCGGGATATACGGAAGCAGTTTTTTGGCAATATGTAAGCCCTGGCCGACACAGCCGTACTGCCCTTTGCTCAGGTCTGCCTTCGGATGATTCAGTGCGCTCATATCCTGAACATCATGCAGGCAGTGGTCTGCCGGAATGATGTCGTTAAATGCGCATGCTTTACCACCGGGAGTCACTGTGTTGCGACGGGCCAGTTGCTTAATGCGTGGGTGGGGCGCATCGTAAGAATCCGGAAGCGGAAGCCCTTCACCGTAAGCCATGGCATTGGATTGCCCGGCCAGTACGATGACGTAGTACCACTCCGGCTCAGTTGCACCACTGACGACCACATCACCTTCTGCTGCAATCGCCTGCATCAGGGTATAAGGGGTTATGGCCACCGGACTACCAAACGGCTGCCAGCCCTCTTTCAGTTTATGTGTCAGCTTTTCCGCAAGATCTGACGGCGACGCCGCCCTGACAACATCATAGTGTTTAAATGCCATGGTTCTTTCCACCATCTGAAAAATGATTCTTTAAAATACCTGACATGTAATACAGAAAAAACACAAAACCATACCTTAAATAAAAACCTCATCATCAAGCAGATATGCATGGATAAACTACAAGACGAGATATAAACCACCCTGCATTTAAATAAACAATAAACAACATCAGAAAAATAATTCTGCTCTATGGTTTACAATCAAAAATATCATTTATACTTTTCAGAACATCACCAGCAAGGCATAAACAAGGAAACTAAATGAAGTGGATTGTGATTGATACAGTTATCCAGCCATCATGCGGAATATCTTTTTCAGTCATATGGAGTAAAATAAAATTAATAATCTGGTATCAATCGGATGCTTTCTTACCTCCTGAAAGTATATTTACACTGACTCACACAGGCATCATGCTCAATAACAAAGTGCTACCTGTAACCATTTACAACGTAGTACCATTCAATAAAACATTCTGGAATTTAATCAAAAACAGCCAGGAATGCCCTACAAATACAGATAACGTATTGAATGAATGCTTTAATAACCGTTGCACTCTGCAAATATGTCCTTATGGGCTAAAACAACAAAGTCCATAAGCAGTTTACTCACATCTGACAAAATCAATATAAACAGCCCCTCCGGAGAGGGGCTGGAGAGTGGCGCTATGTGCCATTGCATGGTGCCGGGTGCCTCCCGGTGAATTCAGTACCAGCACCTGAATCCGCGATTATCCCATATACCTACTCGCTGATTGCCCCTCCGCACAGGGGGATTCACCATGCCAGTTTCTTTTAACAAACTCCCCGCAAACCAGACAACAGTCAACCGCCTAAATTGTGAGACATTTAAAAAAAAGGCCCACAAAAGCGAGCCAGGGAAAATAAGTGTGGCGCGTTGTACTGGATTCGAACCAGTGACCGATTGCTTAGAAGGCAATTGCTCTGTCCGGCTGAGCTAACAACGCATGATGCAGATAATGGACCGCCATCGGGGACTTGAACCCCGCGCAACCAGCTTCGAAGGCTGGCGCTCTTTCCTGATGAGCTAATGGCGGTATGTGATGGTGGCCCTTGCTGGATTTGAACCAGCGACCTGGCGATTATGAGTCGCTCGCTCTCACCACTGAGCTAAAGGGCCGGGAGCAGAATAATAATGGTGCGTAATTAATTCTGCAATCTCATCCGTTTCAAACGATTAAATCCTGAACTTCCCTGACTGTCTGCTCAAAACGTCCGGTCTCCAGTTCAACGCCAATCGCACGACGCCCGAGCGCCAGTGCAGCTTTTACCGTTGAACCTGAGCCCATAAAAAAATCTGCAACCAGGTCTCCCGGACGACTGCTTGCGCTGATTATCTGCTGCAGCATTTCTGCCGGTTTTTCGCACGGATGTTTCCCGGGATAGAACTGCACCGGTTTATGTGTCCACACATCCGTGTACGGCACCTGCGCCGTCACACCAAAATACCGCCGCAGATGCTTATATTCACTCTGCAGCTCCACATACTGCCGGTTCAGTGACGTATACGTATCCACCAGCTGGTGGGGGGGCTTTTCCAGTTCACCGCGCTGATGTTTCTCTTCTGCCACCCGGGCAAACAGCGACTGTAATTTCAGATAATCGCTTTCGTTCGGTAGCTGCCACTGACTGGCACTGAACCAGTGCGACACCATGTTTTTCTTTCCTGTGGCATCTGCAATCTGTTTTGCCGTTATCCCCAGGGCCGCGCGCGCATCACGAAAGTAAGAAATCAGCGGGGCCATCACATGCTGTTTCAGTGCACTGCCCTTCGCCGCATACCCGGCATCTTTCGGACGATACGGCCCCTGATAATGTTCCGCGAACAGAATGCGCTCTGTGGCGGGGAAATACGCCCGCAGGCTTTCCTTGTTGCATCCGTTCCAGCGTCCGGACGGCTTCGCCCAGATAATATGGTTCAGCACACTGAAGCGTTCACGCATCATGATTTCGATATCAGATGCCAGGCGATGACCACAGAACAGGTAAAGACTTCCGACAGGTTTCAGCACCCGCCAGAACTGCGCCAGACACTGGTCCAGCCACTTCAGGTAATCATCGTCGCCCTTCCACTGGTTATCCCAGCCCTCGGGTTTCACTTTAAAGTATGGCGGGTCTGTGACTATAAGATCGACAGAGTTTTCCGGTAAGGTCTGGATAAATTCCAGGCAATCAGCGTTGATTAACTCACAACTGGATATTTTTACAGTATTAGCCATAGATCAATAAGCACTTCTCTGATAGGCTCATACCGCTTTTGCGCAAAGCAGATGGGCCTGAGGTTTGCTTGTGACCCCAACGCATGAGCAGATGGCTGGCAGGTGCCGCTAACACCCACCAGCCGCCCATTACCACAAATTAAAAAGCCTTCACTGCGGAAGGCGTCTGTAACAACCGAACTGATAATCTGCCAGACCCGCCATAACAAGCTGAGTCAGTATTAACTGGCAGCGTTCGCGTGAAAGGTAAGTATTCTGCGCAATTTCCCCGACGGTCGCCGGTTCGGTGACGCTTAATTCATTAAACACCACTCTGGCGGTTTCGGTCATATCCTGCTGTTTTAGCATGCCTTTTTCCCTTTTCCGGTTAACGTGACATACCAATACCTCTTGTCGAAAAAGCCAGCAAGCTGAAAGACCAGTATTCACAACTACCAGCGCGTTTAATGTTCTGTGCCGTTTTTCAGGCATAAAAAAACCCGCATAAAGCGGGTTCTTTCAGGTGTCCATGTCTGCTATTCGCCTCGCGGTATAGCTTTGCGAAGCGTAGCTGGATTGAAACAGTTTATTGGCAAAAAATCAAGACATTTTACAAACAAAAACAATCAACTGAACAAAAAAGAAAATAAATCATCTTGTTAACCTGAAATGTTTAGAAAAAGATGACTTAAAACTTGCAACAGGCTCCAATACAGTATGTAAATCTCTTGTAAACCACTTAGTTTCCTGCATGCCCATTTTCAGTAACTTTGAAAGTTGATTGTTACAAGCAATAAAATCTCTCTTGAAATCATTTATACCCGATGTTTTTTTTGCACAGAACCCAGCAATTAGTTTTTTTACAGGAATTCCGCAACACCAGGCCAACTCCTCCTCAAAATTTCTTTTCTGCTGCAAAAGATAAACTTTATGCCCTCTGTTTTTAAGGAACTTTACATTTTCAATGAATCTTGCAGATTGCTCCACTTCATCACTATCAAAGACAATTAGTATATCACTTCCCTTCGGAATAGTAATCGCATAATTTCTTATGCTCTCTTGCCAAAAGTTTCTTTTTACAATTGATTTGGCATCAATAACTCTCTGTTGTTTCATCTTCTGAAAAAGAGAGTTTTCTGTTTCACCTTCGACAAAAATTATTCTTATTTTAGACAACCCCGCCATCAGAGTAGCTCCGATACTAATGATGTGTCAGGTAAGACACCAAAGACATCTCTCTCAACAGCGTTTCGCATGCTACGGTCATTTTTTTTAACAACTGAATTTGCTTCAACAAACTCCGAATAGTCTTTCGTTTTTTTAATAAAAATGAACGAGTGAACAGGCAGATCCAACTCAAAAATATCCATGTTATGCGTTGTATAGAAAAACTGAGTATTTTCTTTCAAATTAGATATAATCAGCGCCACAATCATACGCTCTAACTCTGAATGTGTATAAGCCAATTTCTCGTCAAGAAAATAAGTCATTGATGGTATTAGAGATTGCTTACCTAGTCTTTCACAATCAGAGATAATAGCGCTTATAAAATGCGCTACCGTCACTGCCTCGTATGTTCCTCGAGAAAGACGGTCTGAGTTAATTATTTCACCTTTACTGGTAACGACAAGAGAATCAGAGTTTTTAAATTTAATCAGATAAACCGCAGATGATTTATTTTCATCCCCGTCACTTTCAGACTCCAGCATCTCGGTAACTCCTATAATACTTGAATCGAAAGTGCGAATTATCCTTTCAAGAATATTTTTATTCATTCCTGAAATTGCAGTGGTACTTTCTTTAGTTTCAGACAACAAATAGTACCATCCACCAAAAAACTTAAGTTGCTTGAAAAACTCCAATACAACTGGTTCGCTATCAGTAGCTAGTTCCTGAAAAAAATATTCTGTATCTCCTGGGGCCCTTCCAGAAAAGAGTTGATTCAGTTTTTCTGTGGTTTTATAGCAAGAATCATTTAATGCTATTTGAACAAAACCATATTTAATTTCTTTGATTATGTGCGCTCCGCCTTCACTGGTAGCAAAGCGTACATACAAACGATGATGAAAATGTTCCTCCGTAGCAAAGTCTACTTCAAACGAAGCATCATTATTTTTATTATTCACTCGCAGATTACTCCGCAACTCTTTGGTTCTTAGAAACACCTGAATTCCACAAAGAATTCGCCCTAGTGACGTCTTGCCTGAAGCATTTCCCCCCGTTATGATACAGACTTTTTTATAGTAAAATTTAGGCCGTCCAGCCAAAAACTCCCCATCAAGAGGCATGTTTACAGGTTTCCTTGGATAGGACAGGTTAAGCTCTGCATCCTCAAAAGCGTACAAATTGATAAATCTCAATCGTGTAAATATCATTCTTATCTTCCATATGTTGGAACTTAACGTAAGTATTGTCCAGACCTTGATGAACGTCAACAAGATTGATAGCTGATGCACTTCTATCATCAGTTATCAGAAAAGCACCGAAGTGCCACGCACATTGGAAGGAAAAGCATGGGTTCAGCCATCGCCAACCAAACATCAATGCGATTTCTACAAGTTTTCAGGCTCCAGTCAGGGTGATTCTTTTTTAACTGTTCTGCCATTTTCAGCTTGCTCATTCCCAGCCCTTCATATCTTTGTCGGAGGATACAAATCAATCCCGGATGCTCTGCCAACACTTTACTAATTACCCGATCGATACATAACGCCTCGGCATCAGTACAATAAGCCAGCCCGCTCTTTTGCTTGCTGTTGATCATCTCACGCAAAAACGCTTCCAGCTCAGTTTTATCAATCCCTGATTTTTTTATTCTGCGCAGAGCTTCATTGATCGCAGTTTTTGTAAGTGTTTTGGATGCCAGCAACTGATTGAACATATTTCCTGGTTTGCCACCACCTATGTACGACCAACGCCCCCACATCCGTAATTTCCCCTGGATCCAGACGGCTTCCAGCGTTTTTAGACGTAAATGCTCGCCGCTTTTGCCTGTAATTTCCGGATATATCATATTTACGATCACTCACTCTCAATTTTGTAAATCTTCACGCCCAGCCGCCCCCCAGGAACGCGCTGACCGCGCACAATATTGATTTCATCAAACTGCTCGTCGTCTATGAGAAGTCCGGCATGCGTCAGCGCATCCAGTGGTGCTTTCAGGATATTGTCCAGGTCACGACGACGTTTATCCGGTGGCTCTGCAATAATCTTTATCGCCAGCCTTCCGGACAGGTTTAATTTCAGCCGCTGCTGGCGAACAATAAGCGCCACATCACGGCGATAACGCTCACCGGCTTTTGATACAAAATATGTGCTGCCACGACGTCGCCAGTAAGTGTTCACCGTTGGCGGGTAAGGCAAAACAAATTCTATGCGTTCAGTCATTCATGCTTTCCACTTCAGGACACCCGAATTTCTCGCGTGCATTAAAAAACGAATCAGCAACAACAGCTGGCTGCCGTGTTTTTCTTCAAAATCTTTTACCCCGGCGTGTAGTTCGCTATGGCATTTACGGCACAGCGGAATAACAAACAAATCATCAGCCTTTGTTCCCATCCCTCCCAGTCCATGACCAATGATGTGATGCGGATCATCTGCCTGATTGCCACACGTCATGCATTTCTGCGTTTTTACCCAGCGCGTGTATACAGGCATCTCTTCCCGTTGTGGTTTCTGGCGCTGGAGATACTGAGCCGGTGACTCCGGATCAACGGCAATGCTGACCACCGTCTTTTCCTGTGGTGGATTCTGTTGCTGGTGGGCGTGAGGCAACGGCGCAATATTTTTTGTGCGCTGCTTCAGTATGCTGATGGCGGTCTGCTCTCCCGGTACGATGTCGCTCTCGCGGTATACTGAGCGGATTTTTTCACCCGGAAGCTTCAGGATTCGACGCGCCATATTTTCGGTCATGGCATCCACTACATCATTTACAGAAGCCCAGCAGCACAATTCAGCCAGCGATAATTCCCGCTCCTGCGTGCCATTCACTGCATGGCGTATGACGTCAATCATCCATGCTGACAGGTTTTGATGAGCAAGTTGCCCGAGTGATTCGGAGGTCTGGTCACGCAGCTGGTTGTCGCAGTGCCAGCACAACACCATCGCGCCGGTACCGTAACGATGTATGACGATTTCACTGTGATGATAGTCACCATGAGGCCACTGGCAGGATTTAACGTGGCGTAACAGCCAGTCAGACAGCGCACCAGCACCGCCAGCAGCACGAATCACCCGCTCATCGCTGAAAAATGGCAGTAGTGATTTATCCTCCGCCAATGGCTGGCGAACGGCAGGAACGACTCCGGACGGCAGACCGCGCATGCTTTTCGGTTCCGGCTCCACCAGTACACGACCGCTGCGGAATACCTGCATGGATTCACGACCAGGCTTAAGGACCACCAGCCCAAGTTCCGGTACCGGAACAGATCGAAGTAATACCCGCACGTTACCTCCAGATCCGTTGCTGGAATGTGCGGGACGGACGCGGTGGGCGTTCGGAATAAGGGAGTCTGACGTAGATTATCCAGTGACGATAATCGAGGGTGAGGGCTTTCCTAAACTCATATCCACGTCTGCGGTAGTTATGAATCAGCCATTCGGCCTGTTCTTCAGTACATGGTGGGTGTTGGTACCAGTCGGTTTTAAATGCGTGTGAACGCCGCTCATGCCGGATGGCAAGGTCGGTATCAGAATTGTGAAATTTGGTTTTGTGCGCCATCTGTTTTCTCTGCTGGCGCAGCAGGTGTCAGGTGTTCAGGCTGACGTGCGAATTGTAAACCAGAATGCCAGGAAAAAACAAAACCCGCCGAAGCGGGTTAAGTGCGGGTGCGTTGAGGATGCCTGACACATCAGAGGTGGCGAGGGATTCTCCCCCGCCTGGTCTCTTACTCCTCAGGTTCGTAAGCTGTGAAGACAGCGACCTCCGTCTGGCCGGTTCGGATTCGTACCTCGCAGAGGTCTTTCCTCGTTACCAGTGCCGTCACTATGACGGTTAAACAGATGACGATCAGGGCGATTAGCATCGCCTTTTGCTGCTTCATAGCCTGCTTCTCCTTGCCTTTCGGCACGTAAGAGGCTAACCTACGTGTGTAGAGCATAGATATGGCCTCAGATTAATGTTAAGCGTCTTGCAGGACGCGTAATGTTAACTGGGGCTTTTCTCTATCTGCCTTTTGGTGTTCATGCCTGAGACAGATAGCCTCAAGCACCCGCAGTCATTCTACTTAACTAAGATTTCCCCGCAAACCGTTTTTGTCCGGCACAGTAAATATCCAACTAAACCAATGGCGTTCGCTGTATTTACCGCCAGTATTCAATGCACATGACCGCCATGAACACCCCTAAAAAAAGGGCATTTATATATCCAAATATTAATATCAAAACATCAACTTTTTCCATATACCTTGCTGTGAAGATGATGGGCATACATGATACGAACAACCAGAACGCAACAAACAAAAACTGCAATGCGTTTTTCATTATTCCTCCTACAATCAATGTGCAATTACATTTAAACACACCTCAATTTGGCCGGATATATAAATATCTAAACCAGAAAAAATCACTTACATAGCGTTACAAACTCTTTAGTCTAAATATTCATCGTAAAACATTCCCCATACTTATCAGCCCGTTCTGCGCCAGGTAGCTCATTGCCTTATCTGGGAATCTGTAATCAGGTTTCCGGATGCTGGTGGATTTTCGCGTTTTAGTTGTTCATAAAAGTGCACAGCTTTAACCAGTTCTTCTGATGTAACCGGGACTGGCGGGGCAGTGAATAAGGCCTGAATTTCATAGTTCGGCCTGTCGTTACAATCCTCTTTTTTCGGTACATATTTCCAGTCACCAGACCACTACTTCCCCTGAAAGTCCGTAACGCCTTTTTTTTCACGTAGCGATATCGCCATGCCACTGTTTTTGCTTGCCCCGCCGTTTCATGCCCTTCCTGATAATTAACCTCGCTCATTCATCGCCCCACTCATCACAATATGCTTCGACCGGAGTTTTTCCTGCTTCATAATCATCACGCCATGCTTCAGCATCAGCAGCACTGCCACCACGTAACTCTGCATAGTCCATTAACAGTTCATGCCATTCTTCAAAACTGACGTTGTATTTAGTTGAACCAAAATCAGCCATTTTGTTCTTCCTCTTCGTCTTTTATTTCGTGATATGAGTAATTGCAGTAGTTAAAGAAAATATCTTTTGCTTCGTCATGTATTTCATCAGGCGTCGCATCATCATCCACTTCGAATTCATCCTCGAAATCTCCACCGGCTATTCCCGTTTCAATAATTATTTTAAACTTTCGCATTTAACTACCGCCCTTTCGGGCGGCCTCCTGATGTTCTGAGGGTGCAGAAATCCCTCCGGTTAAGGATTAAATTTTTAACAGAGCTAAATTTAATTATTCAGTTCTGGATTTTGTCGCCCTGCGTATCCGCGCTTTCGCGTTACGCTCAATCTGAATTAGCTTTTCTATATTTTTTCGCCTTTCCCGCTCCTCTTGACGCAAGAGCCTTACATCATCTGCCAGTCTGGTTTCTCTTTTCGCCACAGAGAGCATCCAGTCAAATGGCTCCACAACTGCACCGCAGATTTTACAGCGGACCTGACGCTCTTTTTCGTCAACCCGGACAGAGGCGTGATGACAATATGGTCTTTCCGATGGCTCATAAAGAAAATTAACCTGATTACGAGGGTCATCCTCTTTTACCGGAAATAAAACGATATTGCTTAACTCATCCTCTGGTTTTATTTCCATGCTCCTCTCCTTTGATGCGAATGCCAGCGGTAATTGAAGCCTGATAGCTAATTTCACTCACAGTACCGCCTCCTGAAAATTACCCTGATAGAAAGCCAGTACACGCTGCATAGCTTCACTCTTCCGGCACTCGCGACAGATTATGTTTAGGCGACTGTCGTAGCGACGTATTTCTCCGTCAGGTGATGACCAGATAAGGTCCGGATCAACCACAGCAGGTTTCTTCACCTTTGCCCTCGAGAGTTTTTTGCGGGCGTTTTGCCAGTCCTTACGCGCCTGTTCAGAGGGGAATAACCCGTAGCCGGAGTTGTATACATCGCCGCTGGCAACCAGCTCTCTGGCCAGAACGCTCATCAGATATCTTGTTGCCCCAGTTTTAGTTTCCAGTTGTCGTAACGTCTCGCGCCCACTCTGGCGTACGAGTTCAACAACCTGCCCTTTAATTTTTTCCCGCTCTTCTTGTGTAAAAACTTTTGCCACAAGCCCTCCTGAAAATTACCTCATGACCAGAAATTAACACTTACCCCCTGAAGCCCGGCGGAATTTCAGTGTCCGGTTCAGAAATGTGATTCACGCAACGCTGCGCAGGCGAACGCCCCAGGCGGATAACCAGTTCATCCCATTTTTCCCGGAGTTTTGCCGGACTCATGATGTTTTTTACCCAGAACGAATCCCGCTGGAGACGCCCAAACATTTCACAAATTTGTCTGTGAGTTCTGCCATCCAGCATCCGCATTGTGCGAACGTCATTGGCCCATGCTGTCCAGTTGGGTTCTTTCGGTCTAGTGATCTCGCCATCATAGCTGGCCGCCTGCTCGTAAAGACTCACGATTCGTCCCCAGATCCACTGTGCGCACACCAAATCTTCCTGACTTCCCCACTGGCGTTTTTTCGCACTGAACACAACCGCGTCAGGGTGTCGGGTTAAAAAATCCTGTTCAGCCGTCTGCGGGTCCGGTTGCGAAGCGTCCGGACAAGAAGATCTTTTATCTGACGGATCAGGTTTTAATACTGACGGATCGGGGTCAATCATCGCCCCCCTAATCGGCAGTTTTTTATCAACAGTTGATCCATCAAAATTTGACGGGTCAACCGTTGAGGGGTCAATATTTGACGGGTCAACTGTTAACGGGTCATTTTTTGCCGGGCTAATTTTTCTTTTCGGTTTATATGACTCACGCGCCGCCGCCGCAGCTGCTTCGAGTTTTTCCACATTAAGTCGATAGATATTGCTTACATTACGCCCACCGACCTTACGCTCTTCCTTCGTCAGCCAGCCCTCTTTCGCCAGTTCTGCAATAGCCGATTTCACTGTGGATTCACTTCTTGCACCGATCTGACGCCGGATAGTTTCAATGGCAGGCCATGACACGCCCTCGTCATTGCTGTAGTCTGCAAGACGGGCCATAACCGCCACCCTGGATAAGATCATGCCGGTGAAGGCGCACCCTTCCCAGACAAGACCATGAAGCTTGCTGCTCATAAAACCCCCGAACACCGTGCTTTTAGTGCATCACCACAGCATTCCCTGCCGGGCCGCCGCGATTCATCTGGTCATACAAAACAACCGCTGACGCAACAAAATCGTCGACATCCTTCACCAGCCGATCCCGCCGTTCGACAATCTCCCGGTAATACTCAGAGCTGTGACTGCGCATACGGGCCACCAGCAGAGGCGGCATTGCCTTTTCGATCGCCGGTAACAGAGCCTGAATTTTTTCAACAGCATCAGGGGTGTCTTTATCCAGCCAACGGAAAATTTTCTGTGTATTACGGGCCAGGGCTTCCGGATGGCTGTCGTCGTACAGTTCAGGGAACGTCATCCCCAGTTCGAAATAAGTCCGGGCTATTTCAGCTGCAGGAACTTTCTCACCATCAGGGTATGCCCAAGCATTCATCGCCATGCGGATGTGCTCATGTTTGATTTTCATGAATCATTTGCCTCTTGATGCTTCGGGTATGATCGTTTTCGTCATTTGGTTGCTTCATCGACATATTCTGCGAATAACATGACGAGCGTCGTAAGTATGTCCAATCAACATCAGGACGAAGTTCTTCACACAGGACACCACCTTTTGTTGCTCGTTCAATCGCAGGACATCTCTCAGCAGGCAACTGACGTACACCTTTGATCCATTGATTTACGCTTGGAGGAGATACACCTAAAAGCCTAGCCATTGCTGATTGCCCACCGACAACAGCACAAGCTCGTTTGAATGAATAGTTATCTTTTTTCATCGAATGAACTCCAAAAAACACGCAACAATATTAGGCTTAGCCTAATGCAATTGTCAATAGGCTATGCCTAATACATCGAGAGTAGGGATTGCCTAACGCGATGCGCATAGGAGACTATTAAGCAATGCTTAGTGGTAAAGACTTAGGCCGAGCGATTGAGCAGGCCATTAACAAAAAAATTGCATCAGGAGCCGTCAAATCAAAGGCGGAAATCGCACGTCATTTCAAAGTCCAACCACCATCAATCCATGACTGGATTAAGAAAGGTTCGATAAGTAAAGACAAACTTCCAGAACTATGGCGTTTCTTTTCTGATGTGGTTGGTCCAGAGCATTGGGGGCTTAACGAATACCCCATACCAACCCCATCCACTTCAGATACAAAAAGTGAACTTTTAGACATAAACAGCCTTTATCAAGCCGCCTCTGATGAAAAAAGAGCAATTGTGGCTTTCCTCTTATCTGGAAATGCTACGGAGCCTAGTTGGGTTGATCATGACGTTCGCGCCTACATTGCCGCAATGGAAATGAAGGTAGCTAACTATCTGAAAAATCAAGAATCAAAACGGAAAAGCCAGAACATCACCAAGACAGGAACTTAAACTTATATGGTCCGACGGGAAATTCCTAGTTCCCGTTAGTTAACTCCTACTACCTCTCCCACAAACCATCACCTATTAGGTCGCGCCCAAATTATTAGGCATAGCCTATTGACAAGTAATTAGGCATTTCCTATAGTTTTCCCATACCAACCCATCCCGTCCCACACAATACAGGGCAATACCTCGAGTTACCAGGCAGTGGTCAGGGGTTAAGTAGCCAGCCCGAGGCGTAAGAACATGACGGCAGGGTTCAACTTTAATAACTATGCAGCAGGTTTTTGTTCCGCTCCCCCGGCGTTAAGGGGAAATGAGGTCAGCATGGATACTATCGATCTTGGCAACAGCGAATCTCTGGGATGTGGCGTGTTCCCCAACCAGGACGGCACGTTCACCGCAATGACGTATACCAAAAGCAAAACGTTTAAAACCGAAAATGGTGCCCGTCGCTGGCTGGAAAGAAACTCAGGTGAGTGATATGGATTTCGACACAATCATGGAAAAGGCTTACGAAGAATACTTCGAAGGCCTTGCCGAAGGCGAAGAAGCTCTCAGCTTCAGTGAGTTTAAACAGGCGCTTTCCAGCTCGGCAAAATCTAACGGCTGATAAGCGAAGCAGCACCGCGAGGAATCAGTATGCAGAAACGAGAACCCGTCATCATCGCGCCAGACTATACCGATGATGAACTTTATGAGTGGATGCGCCAGAAAATTAATGCAGCGCAGGATCTGAAATGGGCCAATGAAGCCAGGACTAAGCAGGCTGAAAATCTGTCCGCTCTGGAGCAGGATATCACCAGGCTGGAAAAAGCAGCGGCATTAAGCATTGCCAGAATGGTTACATACCCGCGTTAATAGCTAACCAACGAAGCTAAGGTTGGTAATTAAGGAGTTCTCCACGGGTCAGGTGGAGTGCGTGCGCCGGACACGGGTGAACATCCGGCACTGACAGTTTACTGAAAGGATATGTCCCTGAAAAGTCAGGGCATAAAGCGAAAGCGCACGGCGAAATTGGTCTCTCTGTACGGTGTCGTTAAATTTAGTTCGACCGTGCGCTTCCGGTTGTGGCACTCCGCGAAATGGCGCGGCGGTAAGTATGGCGGGGGTATTCCTTCCTCCGTTGAGGACACCGGGTTGTCAGGTTGACCATACGCTTAAGTGACAACTCCGCTGCAACGCCCTCTGTTATCAATTTTCTGGTGACGTTTGGCGGTATCAGTTTTACTCCGTGACTGCTCTGCCGCCCTTTTTAAAGTGAATTTTGTGATGTGGTGAATGCGGCTGAGCGCACGCGGAACAGTTAAAACCAAAAACAGTGTTATGGGTGGATTCTCTGTATCCGGCGTTAATTGTTAACTGGTTAACGTCACCTGGAGGCACCAGGCACCGCATCACAAAATTCATTGTTGAGGACGCGATAATGGAAACGTTATTACCAAACGTTAATACGTCTGAAGGTTGTTTTGATATTGGTGTTCTGCTCAGTAACCGGGAGTTTACGGAAGATGCCATTAAGATGAGAAAATATGAACCTTATCTTCTCAATGATAATTCCATACTTTCCAGAATTGCCCTTCTTGAACTTGGTATTATCGGAGAACAGCAGTGACTTCAGCATTTGCACTGGTGATGACCGTTTTTCTTATAACGGGTGAGCCACAAAATGTGATTACCGGAATTTATGACAGTAAGTCATCCTGCATTCAGGTAAGGGACGAACAAAAAATCCCCGGTGAATGCCTCCCGTTAAAAAAAGTATCGCTGAACCTGAATAACGAAATCCCGGCTGGATAACCCGCCAGCCATATTAACGCCATACCAACGGATTAAAAATGCCAGCAATGGCAGGGATTCGTTCACCCTGAAATCTGTAATGAGGTTAAAACAAAATGAGTAAAGTCTTTATTTGCGCCGCCATTCCGGACGAACAGGCAATAAAGGAAGAAGGTGCCGTCGCTGTAGCCACTGCCATTGAAGCCGGTGATGAACGTCGCGCCCGCGCAAAATTTCACTGGCAATTCCTGGAACATTATCCGGCTGCTCAGGACTGCGCTTATAAATTTCTTGTCTGCGAGGATAAACCCGGTATACCCCGCCCTGCCCTCGATTCCTGGGATGCTGAATATATGCAGGAAAACCGCTGGGATGAGGAATCCGCTTCCTTTATTCCGGTCGAACCAGAATCCGATCCGATGAACGTCAATTTTGACAAGCTGTCCCCTGAAGTACAGAACGCTGTCATGGTTAAGTTCGACACATGTGAAAACATCACCGTTGATATGGTTATTAGCGCACAGGAATTGTTGCAGGAAGACATGGCAACATTCGACGGACATATCGTTGAAGCGTTGATGAAAATGCCAGAAGTTAACGCCATGTATCCGGAGCTTAAGCTGCATGCCATCGGGTGGGTTAAGCATAAATGTAAGCCTGGTGCCAAATGGCCCGAAATTCAGGCAGAGATGCGCATCTGGAAAAAACGTCGCGAAGGTGAACGCAAGGAAACCGGAAAATACACGTCTGTTGTTGATCTCGCCCGCGCCAGAACCAATCAACAGCACAGTGAAAATTCAACAGGAAAAATCAGCCCGGTCATTGCTGCCATTCATCGCGAATACAAGCAGACATGGAAAACACTGGATGACGAACTGGCCTACGCTCTCTGGCCTGGTGATGTGGATGCCGGAAACATTGACGGCAGCATCCATCGCTGGGCAAAAAATGAAGTTATCGACAACGACCGCGAAGACTGGAAGCGTATCTCGGCATCAATGCGCAAACAGCCTGATGCCCTTCGCTACGACCGCCAGACTATTTTTGGCCTTGTCCGTGAACGTCCGATCGACATTCACAAAGACCCTGTGGCACTGAACAAATACATTACTGAATACCTGACTACAAAGGGCGTGTTTGAAGATGAAGGAAGAAATCAGAGCGCAACTGATACTCTCTCGTCGCCAGTACCAGAAACTGATGCAGTGGAAACGGCAATTCCGGACAACGAAAAAACCGAATGCAAAGTGGAAGTCGAACCATCTGTAGAGCGTGAAGGGCCGTTCTACTTCCTCTTCACCGACAAGGATGGCGAAAAATACGGTCGCGCAAACAAACTTTCTGGTCTGGATAAGGCGCTGGCTGCCGGGGCTACTGAAATCACGAAAGAAGAATATTTCGCCCGCAAAAACAGTACATACTCAGGTTCACAACAAAATACTGGTGCATCTGACACGATCGCACAACCAGAGCCGGTAAAAGTTACCGCTGACGAAGTAAACAAAATTATGCAGGCAGCCAATATCAGCCAGCCTGACGCCAATAAGTTGCTTGCTGTATCACGTGGTGAATTTGTTGCAGGGATTAGCGACCCGAATGATCCGAAATGGGTGAAGGGGATTGAAACCCGCGATTCAGTGAATCAGAACCAACAAGAAACGGAACAGAACGGCCAGAAAGCGGAACAAAACAGCCCAAATGCGTTACAAAACGAGCCAGAAACGAAACAACCTGAGCCAGTAGCGCAACAGGAACCGGAAAAAGTCTGCACCGCCTGCGGTCAAAGCGGTGGTGGCAACTGCCCTGATTGTGGCGCGGTAATGGGCGACGCAACATACCAGGAAACATTCGATGAAGAGAATCAGGTTGAAGTTCAGGAAAATGATCCGAAGGAAATGGAAGGCGCTGAACATCCACACAAGGAGAATGCTGGTAGCGCTCAGGATCACGCCAGCGATAGTGAAACTGGCGAGACGGCAGATCCCTTAATTGCGATGAACGGTCATCACGTTATCACATCCACCAGCAGAATGTGGCACCACATGATGATCAACCTTGAAACCATGGGAAAAAATCCCGATGCCCCGCTTATCTCAATAGGTGCAATATTTTTCGATCCGCAAACCGGAGATATGGGGCCGGAATTTAGTAAGACCATCGATATGGATACTGCTGGCGGAGTCATTGATCGTGGCACCATTAAATGGTGGCTTAAGCAATCACGGGAGGCGCAATCTGCCATTCTGACCGATGAAATCCCGTTAGATGATGCACTGCTGCAATTGCGGGAATTTATCGACGAAAACTCCGGCGAATTTTTTGTTCAGGTCTGGGGAAATGGAGCCAACTTCGACAACACGATTTTGCGCCGTTCATACGAACGGCAGGGGATCCCCTGCCCATGGCGTTACTACAACGATCGCGATGTACGCACAATCGTTGAGCTGGGGAAAGCCATAGACTTCGATGCCAGAACGTCTATTCCATTCGAAGGTGAGCGCCATAATGCACTTGATGACGCCCGTTACCAGGCAAAATACGTTTCAGTTATCTGGCAAAAACTGATCCCGAATCAGGCTGATTTTTAATGTTCAACCCCGGTCGTTGCCCACCAGCTATAGTGGCGGCGACCATGATTAGCGAACGACGCTCATGGCAAGACTTATTCTGCTCACTGAGTGGGCAAAAGAGGAATTCAGTGAACCGGTCCCTACTCCGAGTACGTTAAGTAAATACGCTAAAGCCGGAATGATATTTCCTCTCCCCAAAAAAGTTGGGAGACGCTGGCGAGTGGATCCGCAAGCTCGCTTTGTCGGAATGGTAAACAAGCCGGAGGGGATCGCCACAGATCACCCTGCTTTGAAGAGGATACTGGAAGATGGCGCGCCCGCGAAAATATAAAACCGATGTTCCGGGATTATCTCCGTATTTTGACAAAAGAAATAACAAAGTTTACTGGCGTTACAGGCATCCCATAACAGGCAAAAATCACGGTCTCGGCAGTATTGACCAGAAACTGGCAGAAACTATTGCAGCAGAAGCGAACAGCCGTCTTGCCCGGCAGCAAATGGAACAAATGCTCAGTCTGCAGGAGAAAATTATTAGTGATACCGGCGGTTCATCAACCGTTACCATTTTTCTGAATAATTACAGAAAAATTCAACAGGAAAGATATGAAAACGGCGAGATCAAACTCAACACGCTGAAACAGAAAGCGGCCCCTCTCAGGGGATTTGATGAACGTTTTGGCACCAGACCGTTAGATGCCATAACCGTAAAAGATGTGGTATCAGTACTGGAAGAGTACAAGGCCAGAGGACATAACAGAATGGGACAAATTTTCAGGAAAGTACTGATCGATGTTTTCCGGGAAGCTCAGCAAACGGGCGATGTCCCGCCAGGCTTTAACCCTGCAGAATCGGCAAAAAAACCGCAGGTGCGGATATCAAGACAGCGACTGACTTTTGATGAGTGGATGATGATTTATAACGCAGCGGAAAAGGATGGTTACTTTTTACAGCGCGGTATGCTGCTGGCACTGATGACAGGCCAGCGCCTTTCAGATATTTGCAAAATGCAATTTTCGGATATCCGGGATGGTTATCTTCATGTCGAACAGCAAAAAACAGGAACCCGGATTGCCATCCCTCTGGCTCTGCGTTGCGATAAATTAAATCTCCCCCTGGATGATGTAGTGTCATCCTGCCGCGATTGCGTTCTTAGTCCGTGGCTATTGCACCACCATCACGCGAAAGGGACAGCTAAGCGCGGCGGGATGGTTAAGCCAGCAACATTAACCGTTGCATTTAAAAAAGCCCGGGATTCTGTGGATTACAACTGGCGTGCTAATGGCACCCCACCCTCTTTCCATGAGCAGAGATCTTTATCAGAGCGATTGTTCAGAGAGCAGGGGGTTGATACCAAAATTTTGCTAGGCCATTCGAATCAAAAAATGACCGATATTTACAACGACGCACGCGGTAAGGAATGGAAAAAACTGGTCATTTGATGACCAGTTTTGCAGAGGGGTTTTGCAGAGGTTTTGCAGAGAAAATTAAAAACGATATCCTGCGGAGAACATAAAC